ACTTAAATCAACAAAGAAAAAACCAAGAAGCGGCTTCTCCGGTTTCGCAAGCACCTTCTCCGGTTTCTCTTGACAAAGCTGTTGCCAACAATACTACAAATGAACAAGCTGCACCACCCGATCCAAAAGCGGAAGCTTGGGCAGAAAAAAACGATTGGTTTGGTAATGATACAGCTATGACCATGACCAGTTTTGTTATTCATCGTCAACTAACAGAGGAAGAAGGGTTTGACGCAAGTGAGGATGAGTATTATGATGAGATAGATAAACGAATGAGAACAGAGTTTCCCCATAAGTTTGATGAAGGAACTTCTGTTATTGAAACGAATAAGCGTCCCGCCCAAACGGTCGCATCTGCAACACGCAGTCCGAAAAGAGGGCGCGGCAAGAACACTGTGAGACTCACACCATCACAGGTTGCTATTGCCAAGAAATTAGGTGTGCCACTAGAAGAGTATGCAAAACACGTGAAGGAGTAAAGCATGACTAAAAAAACAGAAAACAACACTCGCGCTTCACGCGAGACCGATACTAGAGAAAAACAAGCTCGACGTAAACCATGGTCTCCGCCATCCGCATTGGATGCGCCCCCGCCTCCTGAAGGCTATCGACATAGGTGGATAAGAACCGATGTCCGCGGACAATCTGACACGAAGAATATGTCAGCAAGACTCCGTGAAGGATATGAACCTGTGAGAGCAGATGAGTATCCGGACTTCGAAGCTCCCACCATTGAAGACGGTAAACACGCAGGATGTATTGGGGTAGGAGGGCTGATATTGGCCCGTATACCTGAAGAAACAGTTGAAGAAAGATCGCACCATTTTAATCTCAAAACTGAGGGACAAATGGACGCTGTTGACAACGACTACTTCAGAGACGGATCACATCCCTCTATGTCGGTTTCTAAACCAAATCGGCAATCTCGTGTAACATTGGGCGGTAAGAGAGCGGCTGATAAGGCTTAACTTTTATCGGTAATTTAATATCATCTTATTTAGAGGACTAAATAAAAATGGCTAACGTAGATAAAGCCTTCGGGCTTCGTCCGTATAAAGGACTTAATGTTGGTTCGGCTGTACAGCAAGCTAATAAGTATAGTATTGATCCCTCCGGATACGGTACAAGCATCTTTCAAGGTGACTTGTGCATATTCGCAGGCGGATATATTAACAGAGCAGCGGCTAGTTCAGCTAACATAGTTGGTGTGTTTTCACATTGTTACTATGTTAATTCCAGCGGAGAGCCTACGTTTTCGAATTACTACCCTGCAAGCACAACTGCACTCGGAAGTGGCGCTATAGATGTATTCATCTATGACGACCCTAATCAAATGTTTGTTGTACAAGCAGACGGCGCATCGGCTGTTACCTGTATAGGTAGAAATGCTGATACCGACGGAATTGGTGGTAGTACGACTACGGGCGTAAGCACTCGAGAGCTCGACTCAAGCACAATCGCCACAACTCAAGGGCTTCAGCTTAAGATTGTTGGTGTGGTTCAAGATGATTCTAACGGAGATCTCACAGCGAATAATGCAAATTTGGTTGTAATAATCAATGAGCACGCTTACAGAGGTCCTGTGGCTGGAACTTAAGGAGTATAGATAATGGCAATAAGTAGAGCGCAACTCGTAAAAGAATTGCTACCTGGCTTGAATGCTCTCTTTGGACTAGAGTACGGCAGATATGACAACGAACATGAAGAAATTTATGACGTTGAATCAAGTGACCGCGCTTTTGAAGAAGAAGTTATGCTTACCGGTTTCGATGCAGCACCCGTTAAATCTGAAGGAGCAGGTGTAGCATTCGACTCAGCACAAGAAGCCTTTACCTCTAGGTATACCCATGAAACCATTGCTTTAGCGTTTTCAATTACTGAAGAAGCTATCGAGGATAATCTTTATGACAAATTGTCAGCAAGATACACTCGTGCGCTTGCAAGAAGTATGTCAAACACTAAGCAAGTAAAATCTGCATCTGTCTTAAACAGAGCCTTTAACACAAGTTATTTAGGCGGCGACGGTAAAGAACTTTGCGCAACAGACCACCCAACTGTGGGTGGCGCTAATTTGCGTAATGAACTTTCTACCTCTGCTGACCTTAACGAAACTTCGTTAGAGCAAGCACTGATTGACATTGCAGCATTTACAGATGAGCGTGGACTAAAAGTAGCACTTCAAGGAATGAAACTAATCATCCCTAAAGAACTACAGTTCACTGCTGATAGGCTCATGGAAACACCTGGTCGTGTAGGAACTTCTGATAATGATATAAACGCAGTACGCAACATGGGCATGGTCCCTGAAGGCTACGTCGTAAATCATTATCTTACTGATACCGATGCCTGGTTCATTAAGACTGATTGTCCAAACGGTTTCAAAATGTTTAACCGTTCGCCAATCAAGACTTCAATGGAAGCAGACTTCGATACTGGTAATGTTCGATATAAGGCACGCGAAAGATATTCGTTTGGGTGGTCTGACCCCCGAGCAGTCTTTGGCAGCCCCGGAGCATAAAGCTAAATATGGAACCTCGCCGGGGGTTTCTCACTCAACCCGGCACACTTTCTCTTTCTTTTTATATTTTTTCCAAGTAATATAGTTATTGTATCTAGGGATAACTTTGTCCTATCGACTGACCTAGCAGACAAGCCAAGACAATAGGACTTATTTTTTCAGGAGAAAAAATTATGGCAAAATCAACCTTTTCAGGACCAGTTAAATCACTAGCTGGCTTTATTTCGGCAGGAAACGCTAACGTAGTTAGTCTAACTGCTGACACAACCTTGACTGTTGCAGCACACGCTGGAAAAGTCATAGTAACTAATGACGCAGACGGTAAATTTACTTTGCCTTCTATTGTTGCAACTGCTCCAGGCAGTGACGACGATCCAAACCAAACCAACAACCTAGGCGCTACTTTTACATTTATAGTTGTCACCGCAGCAACAGATATGGACATCTTAACCGATGGAACCGATAAATTTGTGGGCGGTCTTTACACAGGTGTAACTGACGCAACAGGTAAAACGTTTATTTCAGGTGCGTCTAACGACGTTATCACTATGAACGGAAGCACCAAGGGTGGACTAGCTGGCAGTATCGTAAAAGTAACTGCAATGGCTTCTGCTAAGTATGCGGTGGAAGGAATCATACTTGGTTCGGGAACACTAGTTACTCCATTTGCTGACGCATAAGGAGCTGAATTATGGCTAATACAGTCACAGGCCCTACCATTCAATATGACTACGACAAAAAACTAGTTGTTTATTGTTCAGTTTTATCAGACGGAAGCGCAAGCAGCACAACGTTGGTCGATGTTTCAGCATTGACAGCAAACAACGGGAAAGCTTGCGCCCACGTTGCACTAAGTAAAATCTGGTACACAGCAGGCGGAGGAACAGATGCTCCTGCTTCCCTAGATTGGGATGCAGACACTAACGTTACTTTTTTAACGCTTTCTTATGACAACATGTTTGACTTTAGTTCTATTGGAGGGTTGGTCAACACAGAAGCGACGGGATACAGTGGAGACGTTCTTTTCGTTATTCCATCAACTTCCGATGCAGGAAATGAATACACAGTCTGGTGCGAATTCATAAAATATTATGAAGCACCTAATAATTAGAGGTAAATCATGCCAGGAATGAGAGAAAGAAAATTGCACATGATGGGAGAAACTAAATCTTCCCGTGGCGATTATGGTGTAAAAGGCTATAAGAAGGGCGGAAAAATCCCGGGCTACATGGGAGGCGGTGGCGTAATGGGAATGGAAACTTCTTATAAGAAAAAAGACCGTAGGCCGTAATCATGGCAACTTCAGGGACAACAGCGTTTGACCTGAACGTTGATGAGTTAATCGAAGAAGCTTTTGAACGTTGTGGCTTGGAGCTAAGAACAGGCTATGATTTAGAAACAGCTAGACGGTCTCTTAATCTTATGTTCGCAGATTGGGCAAACAGAGGACTTAATCTTTGGCTCATTGAAGAACGCACGAAAGCTTTAGTAGAAGGAACAGCAAGCTACGATCTTGATACAGATTTAGTTAATGTGTTGTCAGCCGTTGTTAGACGCACTTCTGGAAGCACTACAACTGATTATCAGGTTAATAGAATAAGTCGAAGCGACTACCAGTATCTCCCCGATAAAGCCACCAAGTCTAGGGTTACTCAGTTTTATTTAGAACGAGCGATTACTCCTAAACTTTATTTGTACCCCGCCCCAGAAAATTCTACAGATGTTTTTCGATACTATGCCCTTACGCGAATGCAAGACGCAGGCATTTATACAAACACGTTAGAAATTACTTTTGAGTTTTTACCGGCAATGGTTGCAGGACTTTCATACTACGTGGCAATAAAAAGAGCACCTGAACGAGTGCCTCTTTTAAAACAAATATACGATGAAGAATGGCAAAGAGCTTCTTCAGAGAACATCGACACAGTAAGTTCTCGTTTTCTTCCCGCTAGGACAATTATATAATGGCGTTTGCAAGCGGAAAAAGAGCTTATGGAATATGCGACATATCGGGTTTTCGTTATCGTTTAAGAGACATGAAAATGACTTGGGACGGTTTTTTAGTAGGACCCGATCAGTGGGAACCTAAACAACCTCAACTAAGCCCTCCGCATTTCTCCGCTGATGCAGAAGCAATAAGAAATCCAAGACCCGCTAGAACTGAGCCGGTTGCAGAAGCCTTATTGACAAGCAACCCTTTTTTATCTACAGCCAGTAGTTCTGTAGTAACTGTTTTTGAGGACGACCATGGTAGAACAACTGGAGACAAAGTTAGGTTTAGAGGAACTTCTCCTTTTGCTGGGCTCTCTCCGGCTGCTTTAGAAGATCCAGACGGATACTCAATTACTGTTATAACAACCGATACCTATAGTTTTGGTGTTTCTTCGGGAACTGCGGACAGCGCAATAAGAGGCGGAGGAGGCTTTGTTTCAGTAGGACCCGCTCAAACGCTTTTGCCTTTAAATCCTTTTCGAGCACTTGCCTCTGGAGAAAATGCAATTGTTCAAGCCACTGAGTTTAAGCACAACAGAACAACCGGAGA